ACAAATGTTGAACTAGCTTTCTGCTTTGAAGCAGAAGAAAGGATAGGAGTTTCTTCGGGAGCAAGAATTGACAAAACATCAGTCAAGTCTTCTCTGTTAGAAACGCCGGATCCTGGATTAGTAGTATCGAATGTATTTGAGAATGACATTTTATATTATAATTAAGGTTATCGGTTTTTTAATTGTAGAGTTCTGAGAGTTATGAAATCACTTTTATTACCACTTTTTTTGAATTGAGAGCTAAGATCCTTAATCGCCTTAGTTGATTTATTCACTGTTTTTTCCGATGTGCTTGCTCCGGTTGCTCCGGTTCTAGTAGGTTTAAGTGTTGGACTACCAACACCGCCTTTGACTGGTTGCCTACCGTAAATACTGTTGGCAGCGTGTGCCATCAAGTAGTTAAGTTGAGGTCTTACTTCCGGCCCGGCTGATTCTCTTAATTTACTGAATCTTTCGTCACCTATAATAGCTTCATATTGTTTCCTAAGATCGTTATCCTCACCTTCCATCCAAGTGAGCTCTTGCCTTGCTTTTTGTTCAAAGGCTTGCTCCAGCTGATTAGCTTGTTCAACTGTTTGGAGAGTTCTAAGTTGAGCTGGTAAGAACTTATCTCTAGCCTTTCTAGCGTTGAGCAAACTTGCCCTAACTTCTGACTTAGTAAGTGATTTACCTTCAACTTCGGCGATATAATCGTTTGGCCCGGAACCATCTGCATTAAACAATGTATCCTCCGCCCATTCGATTACTTCGTTAACTTCCCTTGCTTTACCCTGGAGATCATCTAGTGATTCTAAGTTAGAGTAAGGATTGTTATCAACTTCTTCGGTTGGATTCAGTGGACTTTGTTCACTTAATTGGGACTGTAGATCTTTTAATTTTTCTTCTGCTGCTTTTCGTTTTGCGGTGAGTTCACCATAACGAGCAACGGCTCTACTTCCTAATTTTTCAGATAATTCCTTGAGGTCATCTTCGGACATATCATCGAGATCAAACTGTGAAAGAACATTTTCAGAACCTTGCGGCTCTTCTGTTTGTTCAGCACCTTCTGGTTGGCCAAGTACTTCTTCATTACTCTCGTACGAAGGTTGCTCTGCTACTTCTTCTTGTGCCTCTACGGGTGGAGCTCCTTCTTGAGTTTCCTCATTCTGTTGCCCCAAACGGCGGGTGACAAAATCCGCCATTGACATATTTGACTGTATCGCTGTTGTTTCGGCTTCAGCGTTTGCCGTTGTGATTTCTTCTGACATAATGTTTCCGCTTGTTAACGCCGAGCGTAGGCGATGGCTATATTATATATTACTATGCAATAGCTAAATTCTATCCTGGAAACGTTTTTGTAAGTTTCGCCAGTCGCACATTTGTAGTACCTGGTCGTAAGTAAGAATACGCCCAGATATTTGTTGTATATTGTCAGAAGTAGATTCGTGCAACTCCTCTATTGTCTCCTCTCGGAGATCGCTTATTACTTGTAAGAAACGAGCAAAGTGCTCGTGGTTTGATAATGATTGTAAGTCTTCTTCTAGGCTCATAAATTAAAAAGGTAATTGCTTCTTGAACATTAAAGTATCTTCAAATCTTTCTTTTCTTTTTTCCTCGCTTTGATTAGCTGGTGCGAAAAATCCCTTAAACATAGTATTGCTAATTTTTTCTAAATCACCGGACTTTATCGCATTTACAATTGAATTTTTTGCATCTCTATTAAGAATTGGTTTACCTGCGATTTTTTCCATTTGATTCCCGTAAAGTATATCATAAATATAATTACCATATTCTTCATAGCTTTTATCTGTGCCTCTAGCACCTGTAAACATATCGAAGTATTTTTTATGAAAATCGAAACCAAGAGGCCCGTCCGCTCTTCCTGGTATTGGTTTTCCGGATGCATCTCTTTGTTTTTCATCTAGCTTAAAACTAGGTGCCTCTGTATTTCCGTGTCCTAGTAGAACAGGAATTAAGAGTTTTATATTTTCTTCCGGTTTGTCAATAAAAGCATCAGTGTACCCCTGTGATGCAATTTGTGCATTTTTATTAATTTCTTCTGGAGTACCAAATATATTATTCCTTCCAGGCTTTGGATTTAGCACTTTAATTTGTGCATATTGTGCCTCTGGTGTTTCTGGTTCGTTTATGTATCGAACTAAATCTGGTAGTACTGTAACATTACCCTGGCCTAACATATTAGAATCTTGTACTTGGACAACAGAATCTACGACAGGTTTGCCATCTGTTCCAAATAACTGTCCTCCTTGGGTGTACCCAACTTGAGGAAAATTTGAAACGTCCGGCTTTTTATTTCTACCAAATAATTGGTCAAAAAAACTCATACTACATTCCCTGTGTTTGTATATCTCCCATCTGAGCTGGCTCTGTTCCAACTCTTCCGATTTGAGCATTTTGCATTTGTTGCATCTGGAATGTATACTGACCAGCGTACTTCTGTATACGTTCGGCGAATGCTTCATCGGACTGCAAGCGTTGAGCAACATCTGGCTGAGAAGTATACTGCTGAATAACTTGCATTGCAATCTGAGCACCGTTAGGACGTGCCGGCATTTCAATACCAGCGAATATCTTAGCGAGGTCATCAGTTACTTGGCGAACCACTTGTTCTTGAGCCGCTTCCACGGGTTGAAGAACACTATCCGCAATAACCGGATCAATAGCAAAAGCAGCACTGTCGAGAAGACTGTTAATATCAATTCGACCGTTACGATCCATTTGCGTAAGGGCAACCATTTGTTGAAGTTTTTTCTCTTGAGTATCGGGGTCGTTATTAAGAACATCAAAATCTATTATTATATCAAAGTTTTCATCCGGGTCACCTTTATCAAATGTTTGAGGATCTGGAGATCCAGTGACTCTAAAGAATGTTGAATCCGGTCCAAAACGCTGATAACATCTGTAGCACATTTTAAGTACTTCACCGGCGTGATTTAAGAACTTATCAACAAGAAATTGTTTACGGATTTGACTAATGTTTGAAGTTTCATCAAGTCCACATAATCTATCCGCTTGCTCTTCCATAGTTCTTTCAATTTCAATTGAACCAGTTGGAGGTGGCGGAGTAGGAGCGAAGTCCAGGTCTCCCTTACGGCGGTAAGGTATCATACGTCCAGGTCCCCAATCTGTTGGTGCTTGACCAACAGGGTGCAGAATAGGAGGTAAAGTCGCTAGACTGTTTCTATCAATACGCGAATCCCTTTCTACTTTTACTTGGTTCTGAATACCGCGAAGTACATCTGGAATTGTTTGTACATCGTACAAGCGTTTACTATCTTCTGATAGTTTACTAACTACTACCGGGTAGTCTTCGTATCCGTTCAATAACTCGAACTTAGCGTATCCTTCACTGTACTCCTTGTGGAAAACAGTGCAGTAAATACCTTCGGATCCATCCTCTCTGTCGATTAAACGCTGGTAGCTGTAAACTATTTCAATTAACTCATTCGCTTCGTAAGCGTTGTCAGTTAAGGATGTACTCCTACGGCCTTCTTGCTCGCGTTCAATACTATCTATATTTACTCCTCTGTACTTGTCTATCATCTCCTCAACGAAGTCCTCATCCCAGCCATCTGTTTGAACCTTGTTCAAAAGCTCTTGAGCTGTGTAGTAAGTTCTCCAGAAACAATAAGGTGCCCTTTGTGGATCCGTAACATAAGGAGGGAAGAAAAAGTCTCCGTCCGGTGCAAGCGTCTTTACTTCGGGTGCATTTACCTGTCTTCTGACTATTGGTAATTCTGTTTCACCTTTTTTACGTAATTCCTTTATAGCTTTCTTAGCTCTACTTTTACTGATTGTAGGAAAAGAAATCATTAACAAATCAATTACTAAATCGTCCTTATCTCCTTCAAGGATTGCGTTAGAGACTTCTGGGTTGATTTCAGCTATTTGATTTATATCAAGTAACTGCAAATAACTTCTGTCCTCTCTTAACCAACCTACGTAAGTAACAAGTAATCCTCTTTCTAATAAATAATTAGCCCCGAGTTCCATCTCTTTCTTAAAGCGTGGAATATAACCGGAGGATACCATCCACTTTAGAAATCCAGATACTAATTTACTTCGTGCTATATCAGAGCTCTCAACTGGGAAAGCACGAATATTAGCACGATTGAGAGAAGACATAAATAAAGCAACAAGGCGTGTAATCCGTTCATCGATTGTATGTGCCTCCATATCAGCTGCCCCTTCCCAAGGGAAAGCATCCGCTCCGTGCTTCCTGTGGTCGCGGCTTTTGCCCGCCCACCAGTTACGGCGGTCATCGTAACTTGTTCTGCACAAATCAAAGTAAGCCTCTAGTTCGGTTACAGTTTGATCGTATGCATAACGAAGTGTATTGATATCGGGCTCTTTTTCTTTGTAAGTAAAAGCTTCTGAAGTTGAGTCACTATCCATAGTTTATTTAATATAATACCACACGTATCAACCTCTCTGAGGTGTTTTTACCCAGTTGTATTTAGCCTCTGCTCCACTGTTATCTGCTTCAACGTAAATTATTTTACCAGGTGTAATTTTCGCTTGCCATTTTCTAGGAACCTTGACCGGTACCTTTTTACTTAGTTCCTTTATGTACACCATTACGTAGTTAGGATTAATGGCTTTCGCTAGGACTGGCCCTCTGTAAAGAACCGGCATTGATATCAATTCATCAAGTACTCTTTGTCCGTCTTCATCGACCCAAGTATTCTTGCCTTTACCGGCAACCATATCTTCTTCTAGTTCTTTGAAAACTATATCAAGCGAATCCTCGAATGATATCCCGTACTCTTCTGCTATTTGTGTTAATCTTTTTTTTGGCATTAGTAGCCTCCTTTATTTTGTGTTGTTGTTTGTAAACTCCTCGTATCGATATGATCCGGGCCTTCTCCAGAGTTAGACATCCGTAAGTATCGGATGACATCAAAGAAGTCCTTGAGGGGCTCATCAGACTTTCCACTTGAGTTATAGTTAATTAAAGAATCTATTAAGTTACCACAATCTGTATGAATGTAGCACAAGGGCTGGTTGGCATCATCTACCTCTACGTTCGGGTTGTAACTAAACCACTCGTCCAATGCATTTATTCCTAACTCCTCCTGGCGGCCGTCACTCGGTATAAAATGCATACCGTGATCATAAAATGCAGTGAAGAGATCATCGTTGTTCTCATTCTCTCGAGCAAAATATCTAGAGTCCCCGATTCTTTCAATTACTTCAATCTCTAACTCTTCTTCTATTTCCTTGAAGAGCTCTACGTAGCCCTCTACGTTGTAACCTATCTTTTTTGAGGCTGGTCCAAACCTCCACTTTGGATCGCCAAAAACTGCCCACTCTCCAAATGTATTACGGTCTGGCCACTCTCTCCTAATAAAGACTCGACCATCTCTATCCACTCCAGCCCATATTGCAACATAGTTTCTTGCTCCGGCGGGGTCGACCACCATATAACTAGAGTACTGGGACTTATTAGAAATGTCCGGGAAGGTTCGTCCCGATCGATTGGGTACTTCGGATAATACATTGATTTCAGTGTTAAATAAAGGCAGTAAACTAGTCATCGATTTCACCGGTACTCCGTAAGCACGAACCATAATCTCATCCTCCGGCCGGCCTCTCAAGTCCTTCGCTATTCTCTCGTACCCGCCGAATGGGTTCTCATCCGAATGGAGGTACACAACTCCAGCATCTCTGTCTGGACTGTACTGCTCAATTGGTACTTCTCTGTTATTCAAAAGTTCGGCACCTCTGGTTTGTGTTGTTTCAGCCCCTTTCAGATACTCGTTGATAAATGGAGTATAACCATCGATTGGAGTGAATCCAATCACTAACTTAGAATTTCTAGTAGCTAATCTAAATCTTAATGTATTTACTAAACTCGCATCCCCTAAGTACTCGTCCAACCAGGCTCCTATATTTAAACCATTAGGCTTCTTGAACCCGAACTCAAAACCTTCTAAGATGGTTTGGTTATTACTGAACTGTGTATAAGTCTTGAAGTCTACCCGTGTTCTAGTATCCGGAAATATAAATGACTGCCCAGTGAATCCATTCTGCATAGAGAAGTTTATATAACCCTCGTTACTCTTCGTCTTACGTCTGAACTCTTTTGGCATCATCTCCCAAATTGCTGCTTGTTGGATCTTAATTGAAGTGTCCGCGTTTTGACTGAAGCACACTATATGCCCGTCCTCGTTCTCCATTACAGCTTTCATCACCATCTTGGCACAACCCGTAGTCTTACCACTTCTATTACCACCAAGTACTAAGCACTCGTTGTAATTATTTAATGACTTCTCCATCCGTTGCCACCCGTTTAAATCAAACCCGTAACGCACCGGATCATCCTCAGATGCTTTAATACGACCCTCGTGTGCCTTGTACAGTGCTTTCAATAACTTCGGATCACTTTCGCCGAGTAGCACTATCTCCTCGTCAGTAGGAGGTTCTAAAAAAGGATGCTTAGAAAATGTCAGTTCCATCAGATTCCTCCTCCTCTTCTTCTGCTTCCCAAATGATGTCTAGCTCATTTAAATCACTATCCATATCCTCCTGGGTCTCTTTCAATAGCATTCTACCAACCCTATGATTAGTATAATCATAGAATAAATCACCGTCATCATCCATAACTATAAACATATAGTTACCGAAATGCTCTCCGAGATTGCCCCGGATGCGGTCAAAGAGTTCATCGTGGTCTTCGTCAATCATTACTTTGTAGGTCTGATTCTTCTATTATCTCCACTTCGTCAATTCTTTTCATCTTCTCCAATCGTTCCTTCGCCGCTTTCAAAGTATCCTCGTAGTCCTCTTGGGTGACTACCTTTCTCTCTTCAGTTATCTGAGTAGCCTCTCCCCTAGATGTCATAGTCTCCCGGAATGCATTACTCTTTGCTATAGATAATTCCTTGATGTCCCGAAAGGTAACTTCCATCTCGGGATCACTATCCATCCTGTCCCGGACTTTATCTACCAAATCTTCTTCTAAAGAACTGAGGTTCATATAGTTACGGGCCGCGATCTTGCCCGCAACCTCCCGAAGTTTACCCAAGTGATCTGCGTAATCTACCAGTATCTGGATAACTGTATTCCTCGGTATCTTCTGCTTTTCAACAATATGCGTCTGGCTTTTGCCAATCGAATACCAGTAAAGTATTTGTGCAACCTTTTCGGGGTTGTGGCGTGATAAGCTTTTGACTTTCATAAGTTCTTTATCAGCAGCAACTTCTGCGATGGCTTCTTGTATTCCTTGTGCTAACTTGTCCTTATCAGTGCTCATTTGTACACGTTGTAAAGGAATAGCATCGGTTTGTCAAGTAAAAGGCTATGAGATGTGTATTTTTTTAAGGGCTATATTATGAATCTGTACATTTGTGGGCTGGGACCGGTCTGATGCCCTCCCCCGGGTAAAAAACAGTGAACATATGAGCACATACTAAAAAATCGGACGGACTGTGTGCCTTTATATGAGCTTTTGATTTATTTTTGATATAATGTATAGGTTTAAGGCTGTTAAGCCCTTCTAGGGTAATATATAAAGCGTTAAAAGCCGTTGCCTTTAGTTTAAGCCGTTTGTGGATAGGGTGCCTTGCTCGCTGTGCTTTTGGTGCTTTTCACCGGGTGCCGTCTGGATGCTTTCTCACCGGGTGCCAAAAAAAACCCGGCTAAATTGCCGGGCTCATTGTTTATTTTATACCTGGGGAATCAATGCGTTAGAACTGTGTTTTCTGTTTTGGATTCCCACTCTTCCAAGGCACCATTTATTCTGTCACAAAAGCCGGCGTGTGGTGCCCTATAGTCGGACACATAATCTAGATTATTATAATCCGGATGTTCAATTTGTAAATATAAATAAGCAAGTGTGTTTTCGTCGTCTCTTACTTTAAGAGTAAGATATTCATATTCTAATAAATGATCTATAATCTTATCATTAGAACTTTTAAATATTAAGTCGTGCTTTCTTAATATGTTTAGTAATTTATTTAATGCGTTTTTCTGTGATAATTTTTTCATAAGATCTTTAATCTTTACCGGATCCGGATTATTTACAAGCAAAAAAAAACCCAGCGTTTAAACTGGGCTTTGTAGATCTATTTATAAACTTTATACAGATTGTGAAAATTCGATCTTATCTTGAATTAAAGTATCAGCACAGCTAGACAAATAGTTTTCAAGTTCTTGATCAGTTTTTTTATTATAATCAATTTTCATTTGATCGAGTGTTTCTCTATCTATTGAGAGACCACCTAATTCTATTATAATTTTGTTATCTTTAGTAATATACATAATATTTAATAATTAATTTTGATAATAAGATCTTTATTAATGTAGAATGTAATTAACATTTGCAACATTTTTATTCCAGCACGCCCGGCAATCTTTACACTGGTTACCTTGCTTACTCGACGGGCAATTAAAAGAGCCGTTAAAGCCCACACTTGAACCGGTGCAATTTAGTCTTTTTAATTCTTTAGGATTTAAAGCGGATCCAATAAAAAAGGCACTAATTCTAATATTTAAATTATCTGGAATTGATCCAGAGTCTTTTAAATAATCCTTTAGAATTTTTACTTCTCGAGTAGGTAGCCAAAATTTTATTTCCGGTAAATTATTGGCTATTGTAACAATCGCTTTTAAATGATCGATACTTTGTAAATCACCTGAATCGTGCCAACGAAAAAAACCTTTCTTTTCTTTTCGGCTAATCAATTCTGTCATTAATTCTATCCACTGGGGAAACCCTAGCGAATTCATTTTATTTAAACGATTAAAGAGAGCGTCTTTAACATTTGGAAAAACATAACGCCCTTTTAATGCGTAGCAACTTGAACAAGTTGAGTTCTTTTTTAATCTTAACTTGGATCCGGTGATGCATTTTTGAGCCGGTATTGAAAACGAAAAGCCGGGCATTTTTGACGGCTTTGATAAGGTGCCTAATTTATTTTCTAATTCTTTAATTTTCATAAGATCTTTATTTTTTATACCTGGGGAAATTATTTGCAAGCAAAAAAAAACCGGGTTTTTTACGCCCGGTTTTAGTCTTATGAAAAAAGGTTTAAAAACTTAAACCTTGCAAAATGCTTCTCAGTTTTTCCGGGCTTTCCGGAAATGAGTTTTTATGCTGTTGAAACTTTGTTTCAATTTCAATCTCTTTTTCTTTTTGAGACTTGAAGCCCTGGCGTTCCTTTTCAGAAACACGCATTAAAGCTTTGTTTACTACATTATTTACTTTTCTTAAATCAGACAGAGACAGATTATTAATTACTTCTCGATCGATTGCTTTTGATATTAGATTTTTACTCATATGTTTTTTATTTGTTGATAATTATAAATTCGAGAATACCTTTTTTAACGGCTTCCCGGAAGATTCTTTTTTTTTGAAGATCTTGAAATTGTTTATTAAACTTTTTTTCTTTTTCTGTCATAATCTAAAATAAAAACTATATATAAAATAAATGCAAGTTTTTTATTGACGATATTTTTTAACTTATGTAATTTTTAAATTATGGAAAAAATAACATATAACATAGCTATGGCTGAAGCTGAGAATCACTTCTCAAATAGAGCCGAAAAACTGGAGATGCAAGAGCTTCTCCACATCTGTAAAACAGATCCTAAAGTCACTGTACTTGATGCAGTAATTAGAGCTAAACAAGTAGTTAGGAATCTACTTCAACAAGAACTTAATGCTATCAAAGAAAGCGAGGTGCAAGATGTCTAATATATACATCGTTACATATACTGGTAATGGTTGGTCTAATGAAACCATAGAAGCAGTTACCAATAATCCTAAGCAATGGATTAAAGAACATAATGCACAAAGAGTTGCAGATGGTAATGATCCAGAATGCGAAAGCGATTTTGAGATCGAGTCATACGAGCTTACAATCTATAACGAAAGCGAGGTGCAAGATGGGTAGATACTACTATGGAGACATCGAGGGCAAATTTTGGTTTGCCGTGCAATCATCGGAATCACCACAGAAATTTGGTGGTCGTATGGAATTGTCGTATTCATTTGATGAGGACGATATTTCAGAAGTTAAAGAAGTTCTTAGTGAAATAAAGAAAGATACTAACATTCCTTTACTTGATAAATTCTTCAAAGACAATACCGGCTATAATGATGAAATGTTAGCTGAAGTTGGTCTTACAATGGAGGATGTTGAGCAATATGCTGACTATGAACTTGGTAAACAAATATTAGATTGCCTTGAAAAAAATGGACAATGTAACTTTTGGGGAGATATGTAATTATGAAAATAAAAAAAGAACCAACAAATATATACGAGGTGGTTGTCACTGAGACCAGGGCAGTTACCTATTTAATTCACGCCAAGTCATCTGGAGGTGCTACGGCAAAAGCCGTACACCACTGGGGCAACTGTGGATCCGAAGATATTAAAGAGATAAAAACCGATAGGTACGAATATGATGTCGAATCTATCGAATGTGTAGAAAAGGATATATACGATGAATCTTGAAAAAATAGCTGACGAAATAAAATTGGAGCTTCACGATAAGCATATGATGTACATCGATGGAGAGGATCAAGTCACTCACAGGTTGTGTAAACAAATCATCTGGAGAGTTATTAAGAGCCATTTTGATAAGTACCAGAGTGACTCCGTGGTACTTGTTAATCGCTTCGAAGCTGATGCTGAATCCGATCGTATTCTTAATCGACCTCTGGAGGATGATGAGTGGAATAAGATCACAACAGAATTACACCAGGTGGACGATTTTTTCGATGCACCATTTATTCATATGACGGATATAATCTGTGAAATGGATAAAACTTGTGAAGACTGTGGAGGTGAAGGAACATTCGATCGTGAGCCATTCCCGAGTTATGATACTTGTGAGACCTGTGAAGGTACTGGAGAAAATAATAACACCTAGTTCATCGACAGGTTTACTAAATAATATTATGCTTATATTACTAGCCTTATTTCTCCTCATAGTGTTCTTGTTAGATGTTTAACTGCACACTATTACAAACCTGTCGTAGCCTTTTTGGATAACTATCTATGTAGTACTATCCGGAGGTATGACCAATTATACTAATAATAAAATATGTGTCAAGCCCCGAATTGGGGCTTAGCACTTAACCTATTAATAACCAACGAAATAAAAATGCCCGAACCACAACCAATAACAACCGAATTTGAGGTGACTGAGACCTATAAAGTCATAGCACCTTTCAAAGCCCAGGTGGAGGAAGCCGTCAGCACCGGTGACTTTTCATCTGTCGAACTAGTAATGATCGATCGCAAAATCAACATTGAACCAACATATTAATATGGATCAAAAAACAATAAAATACAAAGACCACACAATACAGTTCCACATCTACCCAGACGGCATCGCCGATTCTATGGGTCAAGATGAATTCATCCTAGTTAGAAATAAACTGGGATCGCTCGACACCAAGTTTGTCGGAGATTTAGTCAAAGGAGATTACTACTGCCAAAGAATACCGGCACCGATTCCACCACGCAATGCAGATGACATACTCAAATATATCGCAAAGAATGGCCTCTCATTTAATTATTTACTAGATGAGGACAAGCATAGCTCGGAGTACTACAAAGCCCTGGAGGTATCAAAGATTACTTCTAACGGCTATGAAGTCGTGTGTATGGTGGATTACAATGATAACTGTATCCGGACTGCCATTGAACCCTTAATGGATATGGAGGAACT